AATAAAAGTTAATTGACGATGATTCCTTTCGACGACATGAGGGCTTCGTATGTTTCACTAAGAATCTCAACTTTGGGTTGATTTCCTAGAGATAAGCCACGCTGTTTTGAGAAGTTTTCTAGGGCTGTAGAAGTACCTGGGCCCCATAGGCCGTCAACCTTCATCTTGTAGAGCCCCATCTTTAATAATTTTTCTTGTGCTTTCATTAATGATTCTTTCGTCCACATTGTCATTTTTGGAGGAACGCAGGATGGCACATCGACAGGTTTCATAAACAATTGAGCTTCTGATTTTCTTCTATTTAATAGACCTTTGTTGACCTTCAAAACGCCATCGACTCTAAACTTGCTCCATTCTTCTAACTTTGCAGGAACGCTAGCAAAAAATCCTGAGTTGACGGCTCTTTGCACGCCAGTGTTAACTAAACCACCTTCACCCGTGTTAAAAATAAAACTGACAAGTGCGTCGAATTGATTTTGATTTAGAGGAATTGTTATGTGTTTTTTGACAGCGCTTTCAAATCTTTCGACGTCTTTTGCAAGAATTTCTAGTGCTTGTTCTTTTGTGATCTCTTGATAATTTTCTCCTGGTAGAATCACGTGACCCACGCCGATCGTGGGTTTGCCAGCGGGACAAATGTAACGCTTTAATACAAGCCCTTCCCATTTTGTGATGTGTTCCAAACCTTCTTTTGAAGTTGTTAGTGAATCATTGACGTTCATGGTTTATTCCTCTATGATTAATTAGTGTTGCAATGTGAAGAATGACCGTGTTATTGTTTAATGTATTATGTCGATGGATAGAAGAATGTTGGCCATGGCAGCAGACGTTGCCCGGGACAATCCTGAGCGGCATGATAATCGTTCTTTTTGTCTCGGCGCTGTTGGTCTAAGAAAAGATGGAGTCTTGGTCACAGCAAAAAACATCGCTGCAGCAAATATTGTTCCAACACATCATGCGGAAGCTCGAGTCGTGCGAAAGTTGACTCCTGATTCTGTCGTTTGGGTGGCAAGGGTTTTGCGATCGACGGGCGATTGGACAATGTCACGACCTTGTGCAAGTTGTCAAGTTAGAATGCGCACGGCTGGCGTGAAGAAAGTTGTCTATACTGTCGGACCTGATGAGTGGGGTACAATTCAGCTGATTAACTGATGCAAAGTTTTGTATCGGAAGATAGGATAAGAATATGTCGAACGTAGTGTCACTTACGGAGAGACGAGAGGTTTGGAAGCCCGTCTACATAAAAGACGGTCTTCGTATTCATATCTCAAGTCATGGTAGATTTAAATTAATGAGTGGTGGTGAAATTACACAACTTGAATTTTTTGATTCTGTATCTTTCTTAAAAGAACTTAGCGAAGCAATGGAGCATGTAATGTGTTCCATGTACAATGACACACACTGAATTTATATTACAAAAATAGGAAAAAGACAATGTCCAAAAAGAACAAGAATTTCAATAAGAACTTTGGCAACGATGCTCCTGAGATGTACAACATGGATGATATCGGTTACATGGCTGATGAAGCGATTCATGACCGTGTGAATCGTCTAGAGTTTGAAAGGAATAAGCTTGTGTCGATGAGTAAGAATCCATATTTGTGGGAAGTCGAACTAGCATATTTGCAGCGTGAGAAGAATCTCCGTCAAATTCGCGCAGAGGCGCATTTGGAATACATTAAGAAATTTGCACCTGCAGCTGAAGTTGATTCAACTCTGAGTTCTGACGTGACTCTTGAGGTTTCGACTCAAAATGGTTTAAACTGATATGCTAAATATTTCAAGTAAACAAAATACAATTTCTAGTTATTTAGGATCGTTGCAATCTTATCCACAATTGGAGCATGAAGAGCTTGTTGAGTTGTTTCAAGCTTATGAAAAGGGTGGTAAAGATGCGGTGAAGGCACACAAAAAGCTGACCGAGTCCAATCTCAGGTTGGTCGTGTATATTGCAAAGAAGCAAAAAGGTCATAATATTCCCTTAGAAGATCTAATTCAAGAAGGCAATCTTGGTTTATTGAAAGCTATCGACAAATTCGACTGGAAGAAAGGTTTTCGTTTTTCAACCTACGCAACATGGTGGATTAAACAGGCGATTAGCCAATACATTCTGAAGCGTAAGAAGATTATTCGACTGCCAGCACATGCTGCATCGGCTCAAAAAAAGTTGATTGAAGCTTCTGATGCTTTCAAGGAGTTAAAGGGATATGGCCCAAGCTCTGAAGAACTTTCAGAAATTATTGATGTTTCTGAAACAGTTGTAAAAGCAACGATGCAATCTGGCAAAAATATTATTTCGTTGCAGCAGCACGTCGGTGATGATGGAACTTCGACGCTTGAAAACAAACTTGAAGATACAAACTTTGCAAGTGATCCTTTCGAATCACTTGCAAAGAAAGAAATGATGGTCATCGTAAAAAATGTCATGCAAAGCTTGTCGACAAAAGAAGCAGCAATTCTTCGATTACGTTTTGGTTTATATGAAGATGTTGAAAATGCTGATTATGAAGTTAGCGATGCCGAAGCACATCTGATCCTGACAGGTAAAGGACTAACATGACGTATTGGTTGTTGTGCTTAACTTTGCTTTCTTTTTTGAATTGTATTGTTTCATTTCTAACATTTAAAAAGTTAATTTTTTTAAATTCAGATTCTCATGATCAAGAAGCTGATCATACTGAACAACGACAAGATATTCATGAAATTTTGAATCATCGATTACTAGATCTACAGCATCGTCGATATGCTCCTCCCCAAAAAATTAAAAAAGTATGAATACAAAAAATAATAAAGGTTATGCGACCGTTCTCGAAGATGAAGGAATTAATTACAGAGAAATTGCTGATATCATGTCAGAAATTGGATTTATAATGAACCACTCGTCTGCAAGAAATTACGTTCTCAGGGTTATGACAAAATTTGTCCATGCATTCGATGAAGAGTGGAATCTTAAATTGTCAGATGAAAAAATTAAGAACGTAGCTGCATCTCCGCAGTTTCAAAATGTGATTTCAGATCTGCTTCACAATCTGGAAGCAGCAAAAAAAAGTCAAGTAAGCAATATTTAGGAGTTAAAATGTCAAAATTTACAATTAAAAAACTTCCACCAATAAAACTAACAGATCTTCTTAGGAAAAGAAAAACCAATCTAAAAGATTTTTTGGCCTCAACTGGAATTATAAGTTATGTTACACTTTCACAGAAGTGTGATAAGATGGGAGTTTCGCCTCCACCTGAAGAAGACTTTCAAAGTGCGGCAGGTGCTCCTGTATCATCACCCCAAGAAGGCATTGTTGTATTAGACCCACCTGCCTTACTTAAAGACACGGGAAAGAAGATTCAAGTTGATGTGAAGGTTGATCCGCCTGCGGTGGCAGAACCACAACCAATCATTGCAGAAGATGTCAAATCTGATGTTGATACGACAGAGTCGATCAACATTCCTACTCAAAAATCTTCAAAGAAAAAGAAAGAATTAGCTTCAAACGGCCCGTGAAATTACATCTTTCGCATGGTATAATAAACCATGCACTCTGTCATCGACATTCTTGAGCGGCTTGAGTCAGACAATTCCCGAAACTTCAAGGAAGAACTCTTGCTCAAAAACAAAAGCAACGATCTTCTTCGACGAGTATTTATCGCGGCATTTGACCCATACGTGAATTATTTCATTTCGAAATTCAGGATGCCGCCGGCCCTCGGTACCGGCCATGATAATGTTGTTTTAGAAAATTTTCTAAAAGAAATCTACGAAAAGTTGTCGACACGTAGCATGACGGGCAATGCCGCAAAAGATTTTGTTGTTAGTCTTTTTACAGACATGATGGAATCACAGCAGAAGTGGTGTTTGCGAATTCTTTTAAAGAATCTTCGGTGTGGAGTGCAATCAACAACTGTTAATAAAATTTGGCCAAGCGCAATTGTTGGATTCTCTGTGCAGCTTGCAGAAACTCTTTCGACTCGTTATGAGGATGGTAGGGGTATCATCATCGAAGATCCGGTCATCTATCCTGTTCGTGTCGAACCGAAGCTAGATGGTCTCAGGTGTGTTGCCGTGAAGCGCAATGGTGAAGTGACGATGTTCACACGGAACGGTACTGTTCTTGAGACTCTTCCACGAATCAAGTCTTTGATCGAAGCGGCTCCATGGGATGAGTTTGTTCTCGATGGAGAAATGATGGGTGAAACGTGGAATGATTCCGCCTCGGTGGTCATGTCGCACAAGAAAGGCAAGGATGATTCTAATATAATCTTCCATGTCTTCGACGCCCTTCACTTCTCTGACTGGCGTGACCAAGATAATCACCTAGACCTCGAGGATCGAGTCGAACTCGTTAAGGAACTCGTCGAACAGGTTGGTTCCCCGGCCGTCGTCCAAGTTCCAGGTCGAATTGTAAACAATCAGGAAGAATTGCTTGAAGCGTACATGGCCGACACGGATGCCGGGTATGAAGGCATTATGTTGAAGGACCTTGTGGCTCCGTACCTCTTTAAAAGATCTTCTAATATTCGTAAGATGAAACCTGTTATGACACATGAACTTGTGATTTGTGGTCATTATGAGGGACGCAGAGGTTCTAAACGAGAAGGTTTATTCGGAGGCTTTAACGCGATGGCGAGTAACGGGATTGTTACTCGCGTTGGAAGTGGATTTACTGATAAGTTAAAATCTGAGATTCAGTTAAATCCAGAATCTTATCTAGGAAAAATAATTGAATGTGAGTGTCAACCTGATCCTAGCACATCCGATGGATTGACGACGGACGGAAAATTACGATTTCCTATTTTTTGTAGATTTAGAGATGAAAGAGACGTTGATCAAAAATTAGTAAAAATTAGAGATACCATCATAAGTAATAACGGGTTACTATGACGGAATTAAGCAAGTTTTATGCAATAGATGTGGTCATAAATTGCATGCCGACATAAATGCGGCATGCAACATACGTGATCGTTGGATTACGAAACCATCTCACGGCTTGAACTGTGAGCAGGATGCAGTCAATCATCCGAACGGGAACAATGTTCTTCTTGAAGTTGGTTCAAGTGCTGAGTTCTAAGGTCACGGCCTTGTGCCGTGACTATTACATAATTTGTAAAATTTTTGTTTGTTTCGCCATACTTAGAAATGTCGAAGTCGATTTCGGCAAGAGGACAAAATGGCGATTACGAAAGTTCAACAATTACAGATCAGCGGAACGTTAGCTTCCCGAATATCTGATAGCGTAACATATGAGAACTTGGCAAAAGCAAATCGTACCTTAGAGGACGATTTAAATTCATTGCGTACTCAGATCAAATTAATCATGGGTACAAATTCTTGGACTGATAGTCTCAGCGGATCATTGGACCTTGCTGATATCCATGAAGCATTACATGTAACAGGTTCTACCGCAGCATTTCAAGGTAATGTTTATGCTGCAGGCGGAGCATATGTTTCAGGTACATTGGTTGTTGCAGGCGCGTCGACTTTGCAAGGAGTTACTGCGACAACCATAAGCGCTGGTAATCTCCAGGTTAGTGGCAATATTACGTTGCAAGGAAATCTTGATTCTGATGTCGATGTAGCAAAGACATTGTTCGGATCAGTTACAAATGCTATCACCCTTGGCGGGGGCGGCCTTGTAGTAACCGCAGGTGATTTGAAGGTTGGGGGCAACGACATTCAAGCTTCTGATGGAACCACTGCGTTAACTCTTTCAAGCGCAAACGTTACTGTTGCTGGCGATCTTACTGTAACAGGTAATAATATTAAAGCATCAGGTGGTACTACCTCATTAACTCTTTCGGATGCTGATGTTTCAGTTGCCGGCGATCTTACAGTTCTTGGCGGTAAAATTACACTTACAAACGGCGCGACGATCGACAGTGAGACGAACGGTAAGTTGATCCTTACAGAAGACTTAGTCGAACTCTCAGGAGATCTTAAGGTCGGAGGCAATGATATTCAAGCATCTGACGGCAATGTCAACATTACGATGACATCTAACACTTTGACAGAGATCAAAGGAGATCTACAGGTTTCTGGCAACGATATTAAGTCAGCCGGTGGTTTTACAGCAATTACACTTGATAATGCAAATGTGATTGTTGCAGGCGACCTCACGGTCAATGGTACAACAACAGCAATTAATACAAATAATCTTGAGATTAAAGACTCCGTCGTCGGCCTCGGTTTTGCATCTGGAACTGTTCAACAGTCTGCCGGTGATAGAGGATGGATCGGTGGATTGGCTGGCGGTGATAACGTTGCATTTTTCTATGATGATTCTGCAACGGAATTTGTTGTTTCAACAACAACAAACAGCGCAACGGGCTCTCTTCCAATTCCAATTGGAAGTTATTCTAACTTCCACGCTGCACAAATTTCTGGCAGTATCGTCAAGGCGCAGTACGGACTTTCAGGTTCTTTGACACAACTTGTTGATGGCACATCATACATCGTTGCAGGATCCGGAATTACTATAGCATCTAGTTCTAATGGTCAGGTTACTATTAGCAATAGTGGGATGTCGCAGGTTTCAAAGGGCTACCTTGCAGGCAACAGCACGCATATATCCGCATCAAATGGCATCGTTACATTCGGGCCTGCTGGTGCTAACATTGGAACTCTTTCAAGCGCAGATGATGAAAAGTTGGATGTGTTCTTAAATGGCATATTCATGGCATTTGGTTATGACATTTCAACGATTACGCAGACAACATTCACACTAGATCTAACAATTATAAATTCTTTAACCGCAGATGATATTATTTCAATAGTGTTAAGAGGAACAATATAACGAAGAAGTATTGAAATACTTCGAGGCCCGGGAATTCCCGGGCCTTTTTTATTTGTACATGTTTACTCATAAAAAATGATGAATAAATTCAATTCAGGATTGTACAATTAATGGAAAATTCTAAAGAGCAAGACACAGTTATTGTAAAGTTAAAAGAAAAAATTTCTTTTTTGGATGAATTGGTTGTTGAAAGGCAACAAGATCTTGAAGGTTTAATTGCTGACATTCAACGATTAGAGGGGTATTCTCTTGGTGCAAGAGATAGTCTTCAGAAGATTGAAAATCACGTTGTATCGCAAAGAAAAGACATAATGGAATTTAGAGCAAAACAACAAATAAATGCGGATGCTTTTAATTTTATTGATGGTCTGTTAAATTCTACTTTTAATACGATAAAGAATTTAAATTCTGAAAATGAAAAATTAATTTTGGCAAAAAAAGTAGAATGTGCCAGTAAAAATATTGAAATATCAAAATTAAATTCCACAAAGTTAAATTTAATTTCTCAGATTGAAGAAATTTTAAATCCTGTACCTGATCCTCCATTGCCACCTCAGGCATATGTTTCAGAGATAAGCACGGAATTAAAAGTAAAAAATAGAAAATTCAGACCTGATAAAAATCCCAATACACGGGCTGGTCGAGCTTCCCTTGATCTTTCAGAAAGAAGAAAAAAAGCAAAAAAGAAATTAGAGGAAGAAACAATAGTTCAAATCTCTGATTCAAATTCTTAAGTTCATTAAAGTCCGTATAGAGATTTTCTATTATTGTAATTTGTTAAAACATTTGTTGCAGACAACGTAGAATTCATATATATATATGAAATTCAGAAAATCTCATGTTGCAGTAGGCATTTGTTCTCATGTTTGTAGCCGTCGGGGCACCAATTGTATAGAATAGATCATACCAAAGCTTTGTTAAACCTGAAAGATAATCTAAGTTGCGTATTATTCCCGGTTATTACATAATAACTGCTTCCAACATACTTTAGGCTTGTTGGAGAATTAGCCATTATCTTGAATTGTGTAGCTGAATGAGGTACAACAAAATTTGTAAATGATGTAAAGTTGTCTTGAGAAACTATTCCAACGGTTCCAATAGCTTTGTTAAGCTCACCAGAACCAGACATACTCGTTATTTGGGTATTTAAAGGGTGCGTTGTCGTATTAAATTTGTAGCTTCCGGGTAAACTGTATAAGTACGTGCCGCTTCCGGCACTCGCACCAGACGTGTTTGATGCATAATAAGATAATTCTACATGACACCATCCGCTTCCATCATCAATGATCGTTATAAAGTCTTGGTCTATTGTCGTAGCTTTCGTCGGGACAAAAGTCGTAGCATCGATTGTAAGCGATTCAGTAACCGTTGTCGGCCCGCTGTTTCCCGATCCTGAAGACCCGGTTGTTAGAAGTCTCACCGTTACAACGTCATCTGGATTTAAGGTGTTGTTAAAATGAATTGTTGTATTTGTGGGAACTGTGTAGTCGTCCTCCGCCGTTAGCAATTGACCATTCAAGAACACATCTACATCTGATTCTGCATCGTAACCATTGACAAGTGTTCCAATCGAAGAAACGTTGACGTTGCCTGAGCCATCTTGACTTGAGCCATACAAGTATCCTTTGGAATATCCTGCAACGATTGCTTCAATTGTTACAGCTCCGGATGAGCCTGTCGTTATTACAACATTATTTCCTGCGATTAAATAAGAGCTGCCGTCAGTTAGCTTTGTTATTGAACCGCTAAGGCCGGCATTAAATTTAACTGTGCCTGTGAATGTTGATCCGCTAGTCGTCGCGACGATTGAATCGTTAATATCTAGTGTAATGTTTCCTGAAGATCCACCACCAAGCAAACCAACACCTGCATTGACTGCTGTGATGTCGCCTGCCAAAGAAGATATTGTAATGGCTCCATTTGATGCGGAAGTAATTGTAACATTGCTTCCGGCAACGATATAAGAAGTCCCATCTGTCAACTTTGTAAGTGAGCCACTTAAGCCTTGAATGAAGTTTGCCGATTCATCAAAACGAGAGGCTCCATTGACCCTCAGTTTTTCAGTTCCTGCAATATTAGTTGTACCAATTACAATTGGATCTTGCGTACGAATGCCAAGCTTTATTCCTGACGCTGTGTTAATTTGTGCGATGTCGATTCCAATAGCATTCGTAACGCCTGTAGAAGCACCAACATTTTCAAGTTTAATGCCGTAAGAGTTAGCTACCGTTCTTACTGCATTGATTCCAAAATTGTTGTATTTAAAACCGTATGCATCCGTAATGGAGCCTGTAAAGTTTGTTGATGCTTGAAAACCGACATCGGCATGCAAACCAACCGCTGAAGAAACATTTCCGGCAGTATTCCCGTCTTCAGGTTTTATTATGGATGCACCACCTTCATACCCCCGCATTGAGTAAAGTGAAGATGTGCTTTGGTGGTATGCATAAGAATTAAATGAGGTTATTCCATAACCTGATTCAAGCTTAGATTTATTATATGTTTCAACTACAAGTCCATACAAAAGTGATGGATCACCAGCACCAAATTGGCTAGGTCCTGTTAGGATTTGTTTAATGTATGACCCGGCTCTTACGAAATCAGAACTTGAAGTTAAAACTTGATTTACACTTAAAATTTCACCATATTCGGGAGTAAGTTTATTTATTAAAACTGCTCCGGAGATGAAAAGAGAATTTGAGTTTTTATTGTAGGTTAAGCCATTGTCAGCGCCAAAAGACCCACCATCATTGAACTGAAGTTGTGTATCTGATCCTGCAGGAGACGTGACTGCTGTCGACGTGATCTTAATGTTACCGTTCGATGATGAAGAAACACTAATTCCATGACCTGCTGCTATGAAAGAAGTTCCATCAATTAGTCTTGTTAATGAACCACTAAGTCCTTCATTAAATTTAACAGCACCTGTAAATGTAGAACCACTCGTCGTTGCAACGATAGAGTCATCAATTGAAAGTGTAAAATTACCCCCGGCGCCTGCGTCACTTCCACTGATGCCTGTACCTACTACTAATATTCTTTCATTTATTAAAGAGCCTGTCGTAGAAAGAACAAGGTATTGTGCATTTGCATCGCCGCTACCATCGCCACCACCAGAAAACAATATTAAATTATTATCTGCGATACCATTCCTATACCAGTACTTGTATGCAACGCCACCGTAAATTAAACGAACTTCCATTGACTGAAAGCGAATGGCTTCAGGAATTGATGCATTCGCTGCAGCAATCGCGCCGGCTTCATTATCATTTCCCAATGAACCAGTATATGGACCCGACCATGAGTCAACTGGAACTGGATTTACAGGTTGTATTCCAAATGGAATTTCTACACCGGGTGTTAGTGGCATCTTAAGCTCTTGTTACTTCATGACGATGATTACTTGAGTATGGAATTGAATTGGTTAATGTGTATATGTTATATGATGATAATGTTTCTCCTGCGTCTTCAACGTTTAATATAGTTAGTAAGTAAGAATTTGTAATTTCAATTCCAATTGTATCAAGGTCATTTACTTCATCAATCGCTAATGGTGCTGGCATGGCAACAGTAAATATTTTTCTAACTGTACCTGTTGACAAAATAAAAGGATTATCTCCATTTGTGAAGATTTTACTTGGTAAAGCTCGTACGCCGTCTGAATCTGTTGGTTTTGCGGCAACAGGTCCAAAGAATATTACCTTTAAGAAAGTGATGCTAGAAGATTCTGATGTCGTGGTTTCATATGTGTCTACAACTTTTACTCGATAATGTAAGCTATCCGAGTTTACTAAGTCATTTTCATTATGTGTTGTTGATGCGATTGTAACAGACGCTGGATTTCCTGAAACGGCTACGTTTGATAAACCTGGCACGTCTGACCAGATGTCTGTTCCTCCAACACGATACTGAACTGTATAAGAACTTATTGCAGCATTTGCATAATTTCTTGTAATTGTGCCTGTTAGCGTTGACCCAATGTTTCCTCTTTCTCTTATTTTAGCTGTTTCTCCTGAAATTCCGCCAGAAGTAATTGCTGTTATTGTCAGTGCAATTGTTGGGGCAATATACGTGATTGGCGTTGTAATAAAGTCTTCATCATAAAATGCGTTACCAACATCATCTGGGTCGCCTAAATTTGAAACTTCTTTTCTGCCAGTTAAAGGTCCGTCAAGCACACCTTCTTTTACTAAATCTCTAACATCGCCAGTTAGATTACCATCTTCGTCATATTTTAGCCCACGCTGTTGCACGAAAACATCTTGCACGGCATCAGGGTCAGCGTAACGAATATCTGTTGGGCCAGCAAGAGGTGCTGCAAAAAGCCCTTGTCTTGATTTAATTCCAACTATTTTTACACCATCCTTGTGTTCTGCCATGCCGTAGATGTTACGCATGAAAGTACGCTCAGTGATCTCATAAAAAACATCTGAAAAAGAAAAGAAGTCACCAATATTGACATTTATTCCTTTATCTACAAGGTCACGATGTTGAATGTAGACCTCAATTTGGTATTGCGCGTCTATGCCAAATTTATCTATCTTTGTTGAAGTTTGAAATTCATTATTTACCAACGCATCAATAATGATCGGATTGTCAAAAAATTTCTTTAAAGCCTCATTATAAATTTCATGCGTTTTTGTTTTTATTTCGGAAATTGGATAATAAATAATTTTTTGGCCAATAACATCTTTGATAATTTCTTTTGAAATGTCACTTATAAAGTTTAATTCTCTGGGTGTAATAAAGAGGCGTGCCATGTTCTATGCCTATCAGCCAATTGTGATCGATTTACCAAGTGGCATTGGTATATATCTAAGTTGTTTATTTAAATTTTCAGCAGCTAAGGCATCATTCTCTAAAAGTTTAGCATGGGTCAAGTTTGCCAAAAATTCTTTCATTTGTGTAATGAGTTTATCTTTGTCTTCACGACCTTGTGAAACAAGAGCTTCACCATTTAATTGCAAATCAGCGTTAGGAATAGGAATGTTTTGAAACTTTGAACGAATCAATCCTAAAAGTTCACGACACAACGCCAATGTATATTGGCGAATCCATTGTCTACCGGGTTGATTCACAGTTTTAAAGGGAATATTTTCTAAAGGAAAATTACTAGGGCCAGAGATTCCGTATACGCTTTGATCTGTATATGACGATGGGTTGTAAGGATTATGTGGCGGCATTAATTTAATATACATTTTGCCTAATTGAAGATCAGTCGTAGGTATTGGATAAATTCTTAATTTACTGCCCAAAACTTCATAAGAATAATTTGATCTTCTTACACGAAATGCGCTTTCTAACATTCCTCTTCGTAACACGTCTTCAAAAATTGGAAGAACATAAAACACAGTTGAATTTACGTATGACTCGTAATTAAAGTTAGTAGCCAAGAAGTTCGTGATGTTCGAGGCGTTGAGAAGAAACGTTTGCGCAGCGAGTGGCTCGAAGTGAAAGATTTCAACTATTTTTAGTTTTCCCTTAGAACCTTCTGGTAAGGTATCGTACACGACACTGCCTGAATTACTTCCTGATAAAACTTTGATGTCAGAATAGATGTCATAATCTTGTTGTCCATTAACAAGGTCGACATACCCCATCGTTGCGTTAAAAGATCCACCTACATATGCTTCAGTTGCATATGGTTCTGCTTTTCTAAGCAAAAATTCTAACGTTTGTCTTGCGTATTTATTTGTGAAATCTTGTGATCCTGTTGAAAGACCAAGGACATTTGTTAATTCGGATGTTATCTTCGTTTCATGTATTAATCGACTATATTCACAACATGCTTCTTCAAAACACGCCCAAATTTCTTTACGTGTTAATTCTACGGATAAGACATCATCACCTAATTTTCTTTTAACAAATGTAACCATGCCATCGGCCTCTTCTTGAAACTGAGTGTCAGAATCAAAAAAACCGAATGGCGTCGGACTTACTGTGTTAGCAAATAAAGGCATGTAATTAAATATGAATTACATGTCGTTCCTTTAAAAATTATTACTTTTCAAGTATTCAACTACAAATAGTCAAACGACCTCTCTTGGCGAATGGTCTTCCTCGATTTCTTTGGCGTCGAGTTGGGTTAACGCGCTTCTAGAACGTCGCGTATCCAGTAAAGCTTTGTTTCACTTCATTAAATATCGATCACATACCAGATATAATCGCTTGAACTGCTGTTTTTACTCGTTCTTGTAAGTCAATCGGTAACGCAGATAGTAAGACGTAAATCTCAGGTTTTAAATAAGAAGTTGGTGAACCACCTTCAATATAATCACCTTTTGTTGCAACACCGACTCTTATTGTCAATGGTACAGGAGTTCTTTTTTCATGAACTAAAGGTTGGTATAAATCTATTTTTTGCATATCAGCCTTTTAAAATTTTATCTGATTTTTTAAGAGTTTCATTCATTAATTGAAGTTGCTCTTTTAAATTTTCTAACTGTCGCATAAGTGATCTAACATCTCTTCCTCTTGAAGATTCAAGTTGAATCTGAAGTTCTAGATCATTGATCTGTAATAAAATTTCTTCTGTTGCAGCTGACATTGTCAATCCTTTGCTGGTGGAAAATGCAAACCATCATCTGGTATTTGCACGTTGATTGCCTTTAATTCAGTTTTTAAATTTTCAACTTTATTTTTTTCTTGTTTCATCCAATTGTCAAATTTGGATTGATTTTTTGAATCGTCAATGGACGACAATGCTTCCAATAAAATTAAATCCATTTTTGATTTAACTTCTTGTGCGGTTAGGGAAGATGTTGCTGTAATGCAGTTATAAACTGCTAAAAATTGTTCGGCATTTAAATTAAGAATCATATCACACTACCTTATAAGATGTACCAGGTTGAAGCAATGCTGTCCATGACTTTGGAAATTTTTGTACGTCAAAAGTAATCCATCCTGCAACACAGTTAATATCAATAAAGTCAGAGTGCCTTTCGATATGCGAAACATCGCATAGAATTTCATCACCTTCATCTAGGTTGATATCAACACTTGACTTAGACATTCCTTTTTCAAAGGCCAAGGAACATTTTTTATCTTTATAAGATGTCTTAATAGAATCTAATTCTAGAAGATCTTGGAAAGATATTTCTTCCATTTCGCTGTCATCAAATTCTTCTTGAAGAGATTCTTCATGCCATGCACAATTTTTTGTTGAAGCATCGTTGTTTTCTTGACAAAAATTTTGTGACAATAATTGTGAACAAAGCTTGTTGTGTAATTCATGAATTTGCTCACCAAATTCAAGATAGCTGCTATCCAAACACCTAATGTGATAAAGCACCTGTGTCAGTAACAAAACTTCTGAATTGCTTAACTTCATTTTAGAATCTCCTAGCTAAAAAGGCCGGTCCTCTTTTGAAGGAGCCGGCCCACATGATTAGGATTAATTATTAATCAGTATGTCTTGCCAGTTTGCTCATAATGCTTCCGGAGCAGACGATACAGCGTACGAGCCTCGCTACCAGAGAACTCAACGACTCCGCCACGGTTCGGGAAGTCAATGAACAACTTCGTCGAATCAGTCTTTGGGTTCGTGCTAACTGCTGCAGAAATTGTAGTACCATCGCGGCGGGCGGTCTCTGTTCGTGTCTTGCCGGTACGATCCTCACGGGTGCGAATAACTGCGTTACGATTTTGTGGAACAAACTTGTGGTTTCTACGTGTCTTCATAATGTTAATCTCCATAATCAAGAGCATTCTGAGCTCTTGTTGTTATGTCATAAATTTATAGTGCCTATAGAAAGATGTATAAATCATGTTTTTTCACCGACTTTTTTCAAGACATTGGCTGCAGCCATTGTTTTCGCAGAATCTTGTGTAATCATTCCTGCACCAAGTGCTGCAAGTGCACTTTGAAGTTTAACTGATAAAGATTTGTAGTCTTTGCCACTTTTTAATGCAGCGACTGCTGTTTTCAAGTCGCTTGCAACATCGGGCACGCCAATTGTTTCAGCAGCTTTTACTGCTGCGCCCGCCATGTCACCGACAACCTGCATTTTTCCGCTAATAACCTCTTTAGCTAAGATGTCGATATCCTTATCATCACCGCCCTGAGCCTTAAATACATCTTTTAATTTCTTTAAGTTTTCAGAATCTTTAAAGACGTCTTTGTCACCGCCCGCTTCTATCCATTGCTGCATTGTATTTGACAATACATCTGAATCCTTAATTTTTTCTTTTTCAACTGTTGCTATTAATTCGTCAAAAGTAGCAGCTTCTGACAAAAGCTTTCTTGCAATTTCTTCTTTGATTATTTGTCTTAGGCGAGTTTCTGTGATTTTCATACTGCAAATATATAAAGGAGACAAACGAAATTATCCCCTTCATGTAGTGTTTATTTTACTTCATGCACCACTAAGTGAGCAAGAACCTGATGATGCCATCAAAAGAAATGATGCTCCATCGCTTATTAAAGCAACAGATGAACCAACAACAGCAGGTAAAGTTAATTTGCTGCCTAGGTTATCAGGAGTTGCGCCTGGCGTTCCTGCAAATACCTTCGTGCCAGCTGCTTCTTGTGAACCAGTTAAAATGTGAGCTGAGGGCGAAGTGCTACGAAATACAAACACACCGCCTGCGACAGCACTGGCCATAGGCATTACCATTGTTAATACGCCTGCTGATGCAGACAAATTATAAACGCCTGGTGAAACTAATGTATCACCTGCTGTTGTCGCGACGACAGTGGCTTTTGGCAACGATGCCATCGTAACAGATGAATTAATTTCAACGCCTGATCCCAGACTCTTGAACTAAACCTTTCGAATCGCTAATAATAACTTTTGGCATTATGATCTTTCTTTTCTTGCTCGCAAGATTCCAAATCGCTGGCGAGGTTAGCTAATCATTTGATCCGGGCCTACCAGTAAATATTAAATTGTAA